TTGTTATAGTATATATGCAACTTATTTTTTCCATGTTATAAAGTTACAAAATATTTTCAAGTTCTTCAAAACAAATTGTAATTATTTCTTTTTCTAATTCTTTGTAAACTTCATTCTCTATAGATTTTATTTTTTCAAAATTTAGATATATAGAACCTTCAAAGTTTCTTGACTCTAGTAAAGGATTTATACCTATCTGTATATTGTTTTCTAAAAACACATCAAATAACATTCTAGGATTTGAATCAATCATCACTCCTAGCTTATCATCATCTATGCTTTGTTCACGCATGAATTGTCTAAACTCATCTGTTATTGAGTCATTATTTAATGATTCAATCATTTTCTCCATAAACCACTCTCTAATCAGCTTAGCTGATATTGGATGTTTTTCTAAAAGCTTTAATCCTCCCATATTTGTGTATTGTTATTTAGTTCTACTCCTGCTTCTTTCCACCATTGTCTTTCATAATCAAATTCACTCAATGGTTCTGTTGTTTTACATGCATTGTATTTAATATCATACATCATGCTAACTAAGTGACAAAACTTTGCAGCATCATCACTTCCTATTTCCTCTATTATCTTTTCTAAGATTTCTCTGTTGTACATATTTCTTTTATTTTATCAAGTTCTAAAATCTCATTCTTTTCATCCCAACCGCTCCACACTTCAAAATCATTTCCTACAGTTGTCTTAAAATCTATTCCAAGTTTCTCTTCCCAGAAGTCTACTAAGTCTTCATTTTTATTAAAGATTCTGTATTGTAAAGATATTTCATCTTTATGTAATCCACCTCTGTAGATTTTTATTATTTTTGGAAAGTTCTTTTGAAAGTCTGCAGATGTTTTGGAATATTTACCCTGTCTGATTAGATCAAAATCTTTTCTATACTTCTCATTCAGTTGATATACCACTACAACATATCCATCTTCATAATCATAGTCTTCTATGATTGATTTAGTTCTCTCATACTCATTATCAAGAAACTCTCTGAACTTATCTAGTTCTTTGGGTTTAAACAATAGATAGATGGATTCTTTATATTGATCTTCTCTTCTATTATCCTTGATGTAAGCATTGATAAAACCATTACCTCTAAGAGCATCTTTAGGCACCTTGAGAGTAGGCACCATAAAGATACTAGTTATATTCTTTTTAATCTCCATATTATATTATATTATCTAATAAATTAATTTCTCCTTCTAGTACATCCTTTTCATTTTGTGGAATAATATCATAAGTTACACTTTCTTCTTTCATTGTTTGAAACTGTGTAACTAAACAATATTCATTAAGAGTTACATTGGGATATCTATTCATGAGATCAAGTATGTATTCTTTATATTCTTTTGGAAAGTCAGGATGATTAATGTTATAATTATATTTTCTATTTATATTCCCAAGTGCTTCAAGTTTACGATTACTATCTATACTATGAATAGCAGTTTTCATATCTTTTTCATAACCTATATACATTTCTTCATCTGTTATCATACTCCCTTAATGTTTACAATTCCGTTAGATAAATAATTTTTGTGGCTTATATTCCATGTGTTTGTTTCTCTACACCATTTAAGTGCTTCTATAAGATCTTTTACACCTGGATAAGTTCTTCCTTTGTGTAGAAATCCTTCATATGCAGCTAACATATCAAAGTTCTCAAGAGTGTAAATTAATGGTTGATAGTAATTTGTGCTATCACAAACAATGAATTGTAAAAAGTTCACTGTATATCCATAATATGGACTGTCATCAGTTTTTACAAGATGTAACATTGCATTGAAATATAAGTACGCTTGGATGTACGCTCTTCTGTACAAATAATATTCTTCATAGAAGTTTTCTACACTCCATGTGCACTTAAGATCATAAGGTTGAATAGTCTTTTCTTTGTGATCTATCACCACTTTATCAAGCATACTCTTAAACTTATGGCCATCTATTTCATATCCCTCCACTTGCATCTGATCAATCACTTCATACCTAGAACTATTAACAAGATTAACGATTGGTGCTGTAGTACTGTTAGTTTTTAATTGTTCAACAATTTTTTCAGCAATAGACACTTCCATAGTGTTAATTACAGTTAAATTCTTGCTTCTAACAGTTCTAATTTCATTATAATATATTTCAGCATCTCCTCCTATAAATCCAGGTGTTTTGTCAGTACCAGACATTACTCTCTCATAAGGAATTTTGTATCCTGATAGAGTGTAAGCTTCTTTTGTCATATCAGCCATGTTTCTTGTCACTACACCAAATTCATCTGTTGCATCTCTTGTTATACGATACAATGCTTCAGTAAACTCTAACATTAATCCTGTTGGTGTAGATGCACAAGATGACATATAAAACTTATCATCAAATAGATGAGGTTCCATAAGTAGGGTTTCGACTATTCTACCCATATTAGCGGCAAGATTTTCTTTTTCTTCTACTTTTTCTTCAAGGAAATATTTTTTATAGTATTGTTTCCTATTATTAGAAAACATTTTTAAAGATGAAGAACTATCCATACTTACTTTTCTATAGTCTTCTTCTGTCCTTTTTTTACTTGTTATCATTTTTTTATTTTAAATTATTAATTTTATACTCCCATTTAAACCCATAAGCATTATTTCTTTTACCTTTGCAACAAGAAGATATGTTGCTATTTGAACCTTTAATGTTTATTTCTTTTTCTGCTTCCATTAAACTTATAAACTCTTTAATAAAATTTCCTTCTAGATCATACTGTAATATTTTTTTAGTATTATATCTAGCTATCCTTTCTAATTTTTGATTTGTATAATCAGATTTATACACAAAAAAATGATTTTTGCATGTTTTTTGTGTATTATTTAAAACTTTACAAATTGGAGTAGTTATAGATTTTAATTCTTTAGCAGCTTCTTTAATATTTTTAAATTCTTTAACAAATTCTCCATTAAGATTTAACATTATTATTTTTTTATTATTCTTAGGAAGATTTCTTAATTTTTCTTTAGTAGATTCTAAAACTATTTTACCTTTATGCCATTCAGACATTAATTTTTTAGTTTCTTTTGAATGTTTTCCTCCTTTACCAGGTTCTCTAGTATTTAAAACATCAATTCCTAAATTTTTATATTGATTCCAATATAAAATTTCATGATCGTCTAAAATTTGTTGATCAATTTCTTCTAAAAACTCATGTATAATTTCAAATATATGATTTTCAATACCGTATTTAGCAATAGAATTAAAAAGTTTTCTTTGACGGATAGCTAAAGATTTTTTATATTCTTTAAATCTTCTTTCAATATCCCAACTTTGCCCTATATAAACTCTACCACTAGGACTTGTAATTTTATAAATTCCTATCATAACATTAAATCTTTAATTACTATTAATCTAATGTATGCTGATAAACTAAGTCCTAATGATTCAGCTTTTTTAACTAATTTTTCTTTCACTTCTCCATTTATACGAAGTAAGATAGTTTCCTCATTTTTCATTTGTATATATTTTTGTTATACAAATGTAATACAAGTATTTTAATCTACCAAACTTTTTATAACATTTTTTTAAACATCACTGCTCTGTATTGAGCTTCTGTTTTTGTTGTTCCTTTTATCATAATTGTTTATTTAATTGATTTTAAACTATCGTTTTTTCTATAGGCTCTGACATCAAATGTTACGCCTGATTGATTATGATTGATGTACTTCTTGTGTAGAAGTTTACCATTCATATAAATGTAACACTCATTTCCTGATATTACTGTATACACCATACTATTTATAAATTAATATTGCACTGTATGTGGACATTGATGATTTTGGATCTTCTGTAGCTACTAAATTAAATGATACCACTGTCTTCACTATTTTATCATCTATTAATTGTTGCAACTCTTTATTTATAGTGAAGAGTTGTTCATTTTCCCATTTCCATGTATTCATAATTAGTTTTTATTTGTTATTCTGTTTTGGGCAAAAAGGTTATGTTTTCATTAATGTAATTGTATTCTTTAGGAATCACTAAATATATTTGTGTAACACTCCAAACCCCGCTTACATTTTCTTTATTCTTAGTCTTTTCGGTTGTAGCAACGTGTACTATTGAACGATTATCGTAATTCCTTACTTCGATATGTTTAGACTTCTTTTCGTTGTTTAGATGTGAGATTCTCATAAATAATTAATTTTAAATAAGTTGTTAATCCAATTAAAAGGATTTATTCCTTTGTAATACAACCAAGCAATTCTACCAGCTATAAGTAGGATGATTAATAATAACAACCACAACCACCAAGGAATCAATGCCTCTTTTGCTGTTTCTTTCTCTAGTTGTTTCTTCAATACTTGAATCTCAACATTTTTTTGATATATAACATCATTCTTACGTTTCAATTCAATGTTCTTTTCTTTAATTAAATTAACGTATTCTACGGTGTTATTTTTCTCATTAGTAGTTTGCTTACGTCTTTTACCTTTTAAGTTTTTAAACTTTGTTGTTTTACCATTCTCAGTTATAGAGCTCTCCTTTGTTGGATCAGCTGGTTCAAATTCTAACTCATCTAAAATAGACTTCTTTTCAGATTCATCCTTCTTCATTGATGAGTTATCAATCTTTTCAGATTGTTTAACACTTTCATCTACTGAAGCTTTTAGAGTTTCTTTAGCCTTAGCTATACTATCTTTTTTGTGTTCTTCTTTCTTTGTTGTTCTAGCAGAACAGCCAAATAGAGATAGGAAAAAACATAAGAACATTATTGCAAATGCAACTGAGAAAACTATGCTATACTTTTCTATTCTATCTAAATTATGTTTCATAACGTTTGTTTAAATGCTTCTATAATCTGTGGGTAAAGAGCTCTTACCTCTCTTGGTACTCTACTGAAGAACCATCTGATTTCAATTTCGTAGTTATGTCCATTGACATCTAATCCTTGTGGATGTACTAACCAGAAATGATGATATTTTCCTTCATGCTCTACATGTCCTTCATGAAAAATTTCGTGAAAAGAAGGTTCTTTGTTTATTGTTATTGCGTTAGTCATCTATTATTATATTATTAGTTATACGATAGGTTCTTTCTTTCTTCATTATTTCTTCCATCCATGGAGCAATTCTTCCTTCCATATCTAAAAGAATATTAATGATATGTTGATTTGACATATCTGCTATAGATTTATAAGATAGTGGTGATTTACCATCTTTACCTCTATTACCCCAATGTGCAGCACTTCTGTTCATCTCATGATCATCTGATAGATATATAGTGGAACTAGTATCAACTAAATCAAGATTTAATCCTCCATAGCGTTGATATTCATTACCGCCATCTACCATTGTTTCATTAGTACAGCCACATGTTTTGTAATCATGTCTATGATAAGAAGTCAACACTTCTCCACATTCTCTACATTGTACTCTATTGAGTATTATTTGTTTTTCCATAATTTTTTTATCTCCAAGTTTCTACATCAGCATCAGGAAATTCCTTTAATGCCTTTAAGTACTTCTCTACAAAAGGTACAAAATGTTCATACATTCCCCAACCATTAGGAGAGTTAAATTTTTCATAATGTTTAGGTCTAGCTTTTAAATCTGCAAGTCCTTTCTCTATAACATCAATTAATTCATGTGCTTTAGAATGATTAGCTTTTTCAAATTCATATTCTTCATCATAATGATTATCAGGAATGTTATATCCTTCTTTCAATCTATGAGGTCTCCATAGAGCCTCATATATACCTGCTTTATCTGCCATTTCTCCAAGATTATGTGTAATGTTATCATTATACAATTGTTCTGATTGTAGCTCTAATGTTTTACCACCATCATATGTTATATGATAGGGCCTAGATAATGTTACGTCTAAACTCATTTGTTTTGTTTATTACAGGTTTTACATTTTAGTGTCTCTGGATCAAAGTTTTTCTCTGTCTTACACTTGTCACAATATTGATATAATGTTATCATATTTCTAGTAGTTTAATTATTTTTCTAAATGTGTTAATGTCTTTGCATTCTCCATTGTATATAGTATTTCTAAATTCTTGTAACTCATCACCTATTTGTACATTTTGAAATACTTTTTGCACATCTAAATAATGACTTGTTTCACTAATACTTATTACAACTTTAAACCATTCAACATCTTTGTAATACTCTACATAACCTTCAGGAACTACCATATCAGGTATATTTTGATAATATGTCCATCCTTCATTCTCTAATTGTTGATTAGTGAGATAAAGAGTTCTATAT